CCTGCTTGTAAGAAAGGGTATCTAAAACCTTAAGCAGGGGCGCTAAAACCAATTCACACGTAAGCCGAGATTAACTTGCCTTTAAGCCGCTATCCATCTCCGCGGCTGCTTTTTCCCCAAGGTCAATAAGAAAATCCTTAAGGGTTTTGCGTACTGACCTAGCGGCCTTTTCCAGCCGGTCTTTCTGGGCCTTAGAACGAAACCGCAATGGGTAATTCGATAACGGTTTCTTCTTCGCTTTTGGAATCTCTTGCTCCATGTTCTCTGGATTATGCGCCGAGACGTCATTCGACGTCAAGCACTTTATTGAAATTATTTTCGGATATTGCATCTCGTTTATTTTCAGCATCTCTGGAAGTTTATCCCGCATTTTCCACGCCTTTCTTCTTTGTCAGAATGGCGGACAGAGCCTCAAACTTACGATCTACTCGGATGCGGGAATAAAACTGGCTCATGCGAATGGACTGGTGGCCAGCGATGGAGGTTATGGTTTCGTCCGGTGCACCAGATTCAAAGAGTTTGGTAATCACTTGGTTCCTGAAGTTCCGCGGCTGCAGCCAGCTCAACCCTGTTGCTTCCCGCATCTGAGCAAACGTCTTTTTGATGAATGCCCGCGATGCCGGTCTGGTCACATCCCAAGTGCCGCGGTTAACTCTGAAAGGGAAGATAAAATGGTCGGGATGGCCAGCTCCAAGCTTGCGCGCCCGTTCCACGATCCGGCGCATCTGCTTTTCGGCAACTTCGTTTAAAGGGATGACACGCGCACGGAATTCGTTTTTAACCTTGCCATCCGGAATGTGAATCATGGGCGGTTTTTGGTCAAGGAATACATGCTTGAGCTGAAGATTGCGCAACTCAGTACCTACCGCGGAAGTGTTGTTCGTCACAGATACAGCCCAATATGCGACTGACCAATCAGGATTACTCGCGGCCACGCGAAAGAACCTGTCTTCCTCTTCTGGCGTCAACACCTTTGGCGGCGTCCAATTGCCGGTCGGCAAGGGCTTATAGTGCTTTTCTACTAAATCCCAGAGGTCTGCCCGTTTAAGTATCTGGGCCAGAGTATTGGTTTCGTGGTTCACATACGAGGCGCATGCTTTCTGGGCTTTACGCAGTTGCTGGTAGGTCAGCACATGGCCTATATGAATCTGGGATAGCTGGACTTGCCCAAGGTTCTTCTTAAGATTGCTGATGTACAGCGTATAGGCTTCCAGCGTTCGCGGTTTCTTGATGTGGAGTTTCTTCTCTTCCAGCCAGATGTCGGCAGCTTCACTGAATGGTAGCAACTTGAACTGCTCAGGATGCTTTTGCATGGTGTGGGCCCTTGCGCGTTCTACGCGCTCCTGAAAGTCTGGGGTACTCTCAAGATAACTTGTTCGCTTGACTTTCGCCACATCGAAATCTAGTGGTTTGCGCCCGGAAGAAACACAATCTGTAGATTTTTCGGCTTGCGATGTACCTGTAGACCGTTCAGGAACTCTGAAGTTGCATAAGTTTTCACTTAATTTTTCAGACTTTTTGGGCATTGCAGGCCATAGGAAGGCCAGCGTAGACGAGGATGAGGACATTTTGGTGCTCCTAGATATGAAGTTTTATGAATGCGCTCAGCGGTATAAGAAAAGGCTTAGGAATTGCCGAGCAGGGAAAATCTAAACGAGTTGCGGCAAGATTTCAACAATTATTTTTACTATTGGTAAAATTGTTCTTGCATTGTTGTTTTACCTTTGGTAAAAGTAATCATGCAAGGAGCAATGATGGCCGCGAAAACAGCAACCAAACAGGAATTCGATGCAGTGCTTAAAACGGTTGGGGCTACTCTGGACTGGAAGGCCGATAACCGCTGCCTTAATGTTGATGCCCCCAAAGGTAAAACATTCAATGCGAATGGATGCCATTGCTTAGTTGAGCAGTTCAGCAATGAAGGGCAGTCATGGAAACCCGAGGCCTACTACAACGTCATAGAGCGGCTATCTTACGGGCTTTCTGATTGCACTGACCCTGACTGTGACATCTGCCATCCGCTACAGGATGAAGCGTAATGAACGCCTTTCCTGTAATAGAATTCTGCTCCATGGCTGTCATTCGCTGGAAGGGCTGGTATATCTGCTGCGATGAGGAATGCCCAGAGAACAACGGGGAACCTCACGTATGGGCCACAAAGACAAAACCAACGCACAACACGACTTGCGGCAAGTGCAAGCGCATAACCTGGAATCGGGAAGATAACCGGTTTAAGGATGCGAAGCGCGGCCCCAAGCCCAAGGTTAAACGCCGGAAAAAGTGAGGATGAGATGGCAAACAAGCCGAGCGCTGAGCAGATAGAGAAGCTGCCGAAATGGGCGCAAGATAGAATCCGTGATCTGGAGCATGAGAGGGAGTTGTCCGTTCGCAGCCTCAATGAGTTCGTGGACGGCCAGACAGAATCGCGAATTTGGGTTGATGAACTTGTCTGCACCGGAGAACGTGCTGGCCCCACGACCAAAAGACACTACATTCAATCTCGCAAAATCACCATAATGGTAGGAAAAACAGAGGTTCATATGGGGCTGGATTTGGATGATTCTAGCAGGCTAGGGATCAACTGTGGGGGTCGCACAATGGTATTTCAGCCTGTCGCCAGCAATTCAATCAAGATTATTGACCAATCTTGAGTTCAGGCGGCGGGTTAAACGCAAGAGAGGAAGGTGATTTTATGGGCCATTACGAAGATGTAGCTTGTTTGCCGGGTTGCGACGAGAGACACGCGGAAGATTGCCCGCGCTTCGAGGCAGAGAAGTCTTATTGGGCTGCTTATTTCGGCGTGGGAACTCCAGCATTTTGGAATTTCAAACCAGGGGATTGCAGTTGCAACGAACATGGCCGCGATCCCGAATGTCAAAGACACGCTTTATAATTTCCTTTGCATAAAGGCGTACAAAAGGTAAAATCCTATGCATGAAAACCCTTTACAAAGCAGTCCTTTTGGCCATTATTTTGGCAGTGGCAAGCTGTGGATTGATGCACATTTCCTCTCTGCGCCACAAAGCCGATGGGCCGCACTGCATTCCAGTTCCCACGAAGCCTTGCCCGAGCGTGGCCTATGATGTTCGCTCTCTGGGCAGTATCAACTTGGCTTGAGCTTCTGGGCGCTTTCCTCTCTTTGAAGCGCCGGAATTGGATGCTGTTCTCTCTACTCCTGTTCGCAGCAGAGAGTGATGTTGCTCTTGTCCCTATCCGTATATTGGCCTCTGGTTACGTTTATGGCATCTGCTTCTTTGCTGCCTTCGCCGTGAAATACGCTCTCATGTGTCTCTTGGCCATCACGATCTGCGGACATCTCGTAAGCGCTGAAAAATCCATGCACACTCGCATGTACGCGGCAATCTTTACTTTGGCCTCTGCTGGCGTAGTCGTACGCGTGTTCTCGGATGGAGCAACCTGGACAGACAGATTTAAGGATGCCGAGAACGCGGCCAACATCATCATTCTGGTGGTTCTGTGCGTGGCGTGGATCTCGCGGAGCAAGTCTCTTCAGGCACCATGGAGCATGGTTACGGCTGGGTTGCTCGTAATGGTGCTTTCTGACTTTGGTATTACGCTGCTCTGCAACTGGTTTCAATCGGCATGGAAGCTATACCCTCTGGGCGCTATTCCAGCCTATGCAATATGGTGCTGGGCCATGAGGAAGGGGTATCCTGCAGGCAATGAGATACCGATGCTTGTAAGAGGGAAAATGTACGTGCGGGACTTTATCAATGAGATGGTGCAGCAATGAGCGAATGGATTAGCGTAGAGGTTCGGTTACCAGATATGCGCAAGCCGTATAAAGATGCCGCATATGTTGAATCTGAGCGCGTATTGATATTCAACGGGCATTACTCTCAGATCGGAAAGTATGCGCAAACATATACCGCTAAAAAAACGAGATGGGAAGCAGATGGCCGAGTCGCAAAGCCGACGCATTGGATGCCGCTACCTGATCCTCCAACTAAAAGCTAGCCGCTAAGGATTAATCCCCCAGCGGAATGAAGGGGTGACATGAGCAAGCTGACAGAAAAGCAGCGCCTTGAGGTTTATGACCATCTCCGCAAGGCCCATGCCGAAATAGGGAATATTTGGCGCTTTTATGGCGACTCGATTAGAGATAGTTATGATGAAATCGCCATAGACGCCGTAGACAATGTTCTCTATCTCGCAGAAGGCGTTTTCGCTAAATCGGAGCAATAAAAAGGCCGCCAGTTTCCCGGCGGCCCCGCCTCTTGAATGGAATCCCCTACGGTTAGATTTTGGCCCTTGGAAAGTCCTGTGCAATTGCGTTGTTCCATGCCTTTTTTAGGTCTTTATGGCTCTTTGCGGTTGCGATCAATGGCAGAGATGAATTGCTTACCACGGCTGACTGCGTAGTCGCCGCCGGCGTCGCATTCAATTGATTGAGCACCAGCACAACTGCAGAATTGACCACTGCCACGGCAACGGTAATATCTCGCACAAGGCCCGGATTCTTTACGCCCACATCCTGCAGGACTGCAGACAGATTCCCTTGAATGGTCGTAAGCGTAGCCTTGAGGTCTTCGGCCTTCTGGCCTTTCAAAGACACTTCGGCGGCTTCGTAATCCTGGAATCCCTTGATGACTGCCTTTAGATCCGTGTCCACTTTGGCCAGCACATTGGTGCTCTGCGCGTTCACTGGCGCAAGGATTGATTCTGCTGAGACGACGACTGAATCAGCGGTTTGCAGGCTGGCAATGACTTCATCTGTTGAGCAGCCTGTGGTAATGACTGGCAAGCAGCTCAATGCCAGCATAAGGACGATTGAAAGACACTTTGATGCGAACGTGGTTTTCACGCTATTTACTCTCCTGAAATTTAATTTTTGGTCCATGCATTTGGCGTGGACTTGAGCCTGTAGGTAGGCGAATTGGCGTAGGGTTTAAAAGTGGATGGTCCAGGCTTACTGAAGGCCTTGGGAATTAGCCTTGGGCCGGATCCGAAGAATTTGAGGGTTGAGGGACTTGAGATTGAACTTTTCCGAGCAAATCCAGTTCAGCGTTTACGTCTGCAATAGAGGCATCCACTTCGTTCCTTGAATGAGAAAATGCGGCATCGGCGTCCACCTTCGCCTGATTTGCTACGCGGCATGCTTCCGCATTGAGGGAATGCTTGGTTAGTGCTGCCTGTATTCGTTCTGATGCTTTGGACACTTGTTTCTCCTTTATGGGTTTGGGGGTTGAGGGTTTGGCAGCAAGGGTGATTGCTTCAGGTACAGCAGCACAGCTTTCACGGCAATGACTGCCGCCGCGCTGCCTGTTTTCACTAATCCCGCCTTGCTGAAGTTGAATTGATCTGGCGCAATGGTCATGGTAGTTGCCGCTGTAATCAGCGCACTGGCAACTGCCACGCCCAAGCCTTTAAGCCATAGTTTTAGGTTCACGCGTTCTCCTTAAATCCTGCGTAACAGGGAAGATTAAGAGTTTTCTCACGGTCAATAGTCCCGTCCGCGTTAAAGAACATTGGCGTCTCAATCTCTATGCCTTCCACTGGTCCGCCCATGAAAGCATTGAGCTGCTTTTTGAACTCATCGTCGGCAGCGTCTTTGGTTACGCGGTGCTTGAAGTTTTCGGTTTGGTTCATCGTTTTACTCCAGTCCTGCAGCTAAAGCCCGTATCTCGATAGAGAACTGATTGAGCTTGCCGACTAAGCTGCGCCGTACAGACGCTTGGCCTTTGTCATCGTTTACGCTCCAAGGCGTCTTAGTGATTTCCTTGGCAACCTCTTCTGCATCGATAGCGAGCTGGAATATTTTGGCGTTCATGCTTCCCCTTTCAATCTCTTCAGCAGCTCAAAAGCCTGAGTTTCAGCTTCCTTCCATTGAGGATTAAAGACTGCCAAGATCACGTTATTTTCTAAGCGCCCATCAATCTCAATTTGGCCGCGAATGTAGTAATACGGATCGTCATGCTTTGGCGGGCAGAGAAACGGATTCACTTTGCCTTCCTCTCCATTCTCCGTTTGCGTGGCCCTGCATTGGTAAGCACAGAATCAATATTCACCAGAGAGCCTGGTACGGCCTTCAACTCTTTCTCGTATCCGTCGCGGCTCAGTGGTGGGCAGTTCATGCGCTTACAAAACGCCAAATAAGACTGGTACGCGGCCTCATCGCGGGTCATTGCACTTTCACCACTACTGGAACAAAGTGAGCCTTGTCGCAGTAGTAATCGCCCTTTTCTCCGTCGTGGCAGTTCTTGAGCTGGATGTATGTGCGTGTAGGAACATCAGGCTGGTAGTTGCGCAGAGGCTTTTTAGCGCATCCAATTAGCAGCAGCGACAAGAGAGCGACTCTCACGCTCCAGCCCCTTTGCCATTGGCATAAAGCTGTTGAATTGGCGTTGGCTCATAGCCTTCTGGATAGACGATTGATCCATTGATATGGCGGTGAGGCGGAAAGTTTTTGAAGGTTGTTTCCACACGTTGAGCTGCGCGGATTACTTTGACGGCTGTGGCAATGCACGTTCCGCAGATCGTCAAAAGAGTGAGTATTTCAGCAATGTGAAAGCTGAGGTCAAAGTTCACGGTTTCGGGTGTCCTGAAGTGGGGTATAAGGCCGAAAATTGTGGTACTATGCTTGCCCTATGAAAGCTCTAATCCTTGCTCTTTTAACCTTGTCAGTATTTTCGTTCGCAAAAAATAAGCCTGCTGATCTGGAATGGAAAACCGGAACGCTCTTGAATCAGGACTCCGAGCGTCAATGCGGCCTAATCGATGGCAGTAGTTACTGCTCCAAAACTACATATTTTGAAGTCGACGCTGGCGATATGGTCTTTACTTTCAGGCGAAAAATTCGCACTAAATGGGACAAGGAGCTAGACGTTACGGTTAACGCCCCAATCAAATTCGCAGCATCTGGCGGAAAGTTTTTTCTTCAAGATGATCATGGCCAAGCCCATGAGGTAGCGCTCGATAAGAAAGTTCTGAAACCAAGCAAGTTGATCAAGTAGTAACGGCGAAGGCTTTGCGGTTGACGAGAGTAGCTGAAAATGGGAAGATTTGAGCGTTCCAGACAGGTGTTATCAGCACCCGCCCGGAACTAATCAAAGCGCCTGGTTAGGAGGCACCATGACTTTCCGCATACTACCACTGTTCTCTCGCCTTTTCAGCAACTCTGCTTTACACTCTCTGGGCATGAAAGCCCCGATCTTTGCTCTTATACTTTTACTTGCTGGTTGTGGAGGTTCAGTTAAACAGACCTTCGCTCCTACTCCAACCCCAACGCCTGTTGCTTCTTCCACGATACCTTCGCCAACACCCACGCCTACGCCTGTAATTCCTAACGTAACCATTACCGCTGCATCAGTTTTCAGTATGTCGAATATTGGCCAGAATTGGACATTCACAAACGGCTATGGAGATACATGCGAAATGGCGGTCGAAGCTCCGCAGGCGAACAATGTAGAACCGGATGGTTCAATCATTAACATCACTTGGACAGATACCTCTCAAGTTGCCGGACGCACTGGCGATACAGCAGTGATTCATTTCAATCCTGGCGGCATCAAGAGTAACGACCGCTGCTATTGGATGGTGAATGTTCACGGCGCTGAATTGTGGTTCCCTTTGCACTTTGAGGCCGATGGTTCTTCGCGCTCAATATCAAGCGTGATGGATCTGCGTAACGGATGCCCATGGTGCGGCCCAACTGGTCAGGCATCTACCGATCCATACATTTTGAGTTCTCAGGTAGTGGACAATCAACCAGGAATGCCGATGCCTTATTTGATTACGCCGCCCACGGTAACTACTGGCGATCATCTCATTAATGACACCCGCGTCTGCGGCGTTGCTGCTGGAAGCGGGTTGACCTATGATCCATCTACCCCAGCTCCTCCATTGTGCGGCCCCACGGACGGAGAATACTGGCGCACCGATTTCTACATCGACAACGTTTCTACCCCCGTGTACACAGGCCCTGCAATTGCCAGCGATCAGTTTGAGGGAATGTGTGGCCATGAAAAATGGTACTTCGCTCCCGGTTGGGGAATTGTAAAAATAGAGCAACCGTATGACGGCGGAGAGATAAAAAACGATCCGCGCTGCATTGATTGGTTGACTCATGATCCCAAGCTGGACATTGTGCGCACTAATTAGATGGACTCATGATGAATACCATCGACGGGGCCACCGTAGTCGACACATTCGCCAAAAGGACAGAATCGGATGCGTTTGAAGTCTTAAAACGAAGGTCAATCGTATGCGATGCCCCGTTGCCCGTTATTACCGTCATCAAGGATGAAGTTGCAGCTACCGTCCCCGTTGTTGCGGGGGTTAAATTGTCTTCAACCAAAACGGTGCCACCATCCGCGATAGCCACCCCGACAAGAACAGCAGCAGTACTGCTAGTAACGTTTGCCCGCGTGAAAACAGCTAGCTTCCATCCAGTTGGAATGGTGACCGTGAAGAGCAGGTTGGTTGCGTCAACCTGGACGTAGGATGTAGACGCGCTGGTATAGTTTCCTGCTCCGCTCCCCTTTTTTAGCGTGTAAGTGGGGATTCCTGTTCCCGTTGGAGTGCCATTGATTATTGGGGAATTAGCAGTTTTATTGTTCAGTACCTCTGCTCCGTTGTCCGTCCCCGTTGTTGTTGGGCTGCTGAGAGCGGGAGCATTTGCAAACACCAAACTTCCTGAGCCGGTCTCATCGCTGATAAGGCCCGCGAGTTGCGCCGACGTTGTTGCCGCAAAAAACGCTAGGTTGTCACTCTGTAGCGCTACCGTTGCAGCGGAGCCATTGTTATTGATGAATCGTGGCCTATGCAGCGTGGAGTCGCCGTACAGAATATCTGAGCCGATGACCCCGCTTGGCGCAGTGCGTTCCAGCAGCGTGACCAGGGCAACGCTACACGTACTTTCTGGCTGGCAGGGCGTAGACCTCAATTTGGTATAAGGATTGAATCCAGCGCGCGAAACCGTCTCCTGCACTCCAAACAATTGCGGCGCAACCCAATATCCGTAGTTGCCAAAATTGTCACCGGTGATCGGGTTTGGCACAGAGCATCCAGTGTCGCTCTGAGACGAACACAGCGCCGCCGGTGACGTGATTGTGCATGCCGCATTCGTGCATACGTTTACCGTGACAACCGGCGACTGAAGAAATGGCGAGTTTTGAACAAAACTGAATGCCACATCGTCAACACGCACGTTCTGCCCATACGCCAAAGAAGACGCCAGCAGAACCAAAAACAGCCATTTACATCCCATCGATCGGTGTGTCCTCATTGCCATCCCACTCCTGCCGTGCATAACTTGTTCCCTGACCGCGCCGTACTTCTTCGTTCCTGAGGTCGTAAACAGCTTCTTTCACCATTGCATCCAAAAACTGAATCATGGCCGGATTAATGCCAAAAGATAGATTCCTGAGCGTCATCCAAACCACGCAATCGTCGCAGTCAAAAACCGGAATTTGCGTGTTCGCAAAATATCCTGCCTGCACGGGGTTTGTCGGAAAGAACGACGGCAGGAATGCCAGATATTTAAGTCGCACGTCACGCTGGGTAATGGCCCCACGAAAGTTGATCCTGCCTTCGCGCCATTCCCAGACAGATAAATCACCCTGCTGATTCGACGGCGAAATACCGTTCTTGGCCTCACGCATGGGCGAAAACACATCCTGCGTTCCGTTCTGACGCTCCCACATTCTCAAAGGCATCATCAGGTCAGACGGAAGATTGAAACTGGTATTCGTATTTGACCCATCAAAGAAAGAAGAGAATGTGAGATAGCACTGAATCGTAGGATCGGGCACAGATGCCCCAAGCGGCCCATTCACTACCGGCAAGCCAGTCAGAATGTAGTTGTCCCGGATCAAGGCTTTGGCTTTAACGTTGCGCAGTTTGCGGTACATCTCGCCGATGGCCAGATTCAGGCAGTTCAATAACTGCGGGTTGTAACTGGTCGTTGCCTGATAGAGGTCAGTCAAAACCAGACCTTCGCCGGGAGTGGACGTGTTCCCGGCGAAGCTGTCATTAGCAACCGCCCTGACCTTGTTGAGAATACTCTCCAAGGTCGGGTAATTCGCGGAAGTTGTCGGGCCTAAAACTGGCATAAATTACATCACGCGCCGGTCTTGCCACGCCGCAAAGGAGACTCCGTTCCCGGCGATGCAGCATTTCCAGCGCGTGAAGCCTTTTCATCCTGACCCATCAGCGCATCGGCAGAGCGTTCCTTGTCGATCACGCAGATTAGTCCGGCAGAATTAATGTGATAAGCGAGCTTGGTTGATTTCAGCGGCTCTCCGCAGTTGGGGCAGTCCATTTTTGCCACCAGCTTGCGATGCCACGGTGTCTCTAACCCGAAGTGCTCAGCGGCAAGGTGGTAGTCCTGGTTCAGCAGAGATTCCAGTTCCTTTGGGTTGGCAATTTCCAATTGCCGCGCGCGCTCGATCAGTTGCATGTAGTACTTATCAACGCGAGCATGCGCTTTCTGCAGTTCGTCTTTGGTCGGAACCTCATTCTTTGACCAAAACACTCCCTGCGCGTTCAGGTCTACCCCAAGTCCGGTAGGTATGCGAATTTGTGCATCCTGATCAAGCGAAGAGTTGTTTGGGTTACAGATAGACTGGGCAACGCGCTCTGCCTGATGCCGGAAGATTTGCGCTTCGTTCTTGTCCGGATGGCGCTCGATCTGCAGCATGGGATGTGGAATTTTTACGACCAGCTTGTAGTCTTCGTCGGCGGAGCATGCCGGAACGATCAGGTATGGAATCAAAGGCGGCTGCTGAACAATGTGCTCGCGTTTTGAAACGGTGAAGATTGAAATGTAATAACGTGGTGCTTCAATCTCTGCCTCTCCTACATACATATCGCCCATCTGTGAGCGGGTGAAAGACATAGACATCGGGTCGCTTGGGCCGTGGACTTCGCCTACGGTTGCATCAAATTTACTCATATCGGGAGTCTCCTTTTAGGCTATCGATAAACCTTTACCGCGCTGGCGCAGCGTTGAAACTCCGCTTTGCCAGTATTTCTCTATGGCTTCCATCTTTTTTTGCACGGCAGAAACACAATTGAGACCGGCGGCGCTGCGTATCTCGCCAAATTCCGGATGGGCATTCTTGAGGGAATCTTCGATCTGGGAAACTTCCATGGCCCGCTGCCGTTCTTTCTCTTCCGCAATCACGGCCTTTTTTTGTTCAACCGTAATCTCTTTCGCAGTCACAATGACGTGAACCAGCATGTTGACGATGTACTGACTGAGTGGGACGGCTTCTCCTGTAGGCGTGACCAGAGGAAATACCGTAAGGTATCGCCCGCCGTGCGGATACTCGCCAAGCGTCTGTAGGCCTGTCCCAATGTCATATCCTGCAATGTAATAAGCCCTTGGCGTTCCAAACAGTTCATTCCCTGCGATGTCTTTAGCGTCTGGCGCATACCACTGCTGCAATAACCAGCACGGAGTAAATTGCTCAAGCAAAACATCGCGGTACCCAAGGTAGTGCTGGACGCCGGGGAGGTCTGGGTTGTCCCATATTCCGCCGCAGCGAGTAAGCGTTTCGGACGATTGCGACCAGACCAGACGGAAATTAGGCTCGTCATACGGATTGACTCCGCCAATCTCGCGCACATGCTGGGCAATGTCTTCAGGGCAACTAAGACGCCAGTCGAAGTGAGACAATTTTTTTCCCTCTCACATCCTGTACCCGGCAGGACTGAAGTTTCTTGCCCTCAAGCTCAATTTCTTCAATGTTGTACGGGGATACGAAAATAACGTCGCCGACGCTAACGAAATCTTCAATCGGGAATTTCTGACCGCCGAACATCACGAAATCACCAACAGCGACGACCTCATATCGGTTCGATTCGGAGTACGACTCTGCTTTCTTGAGAATTCCTTCTCCTAGAAACAGGTCGGCTTCATTCACGACGCGCTTAAGCAAAATACGGTCAAGTACTGGCTTGTAATCCATGGAGTCTCCTTGTGGTTAAGTGGGCCTCCCGAAGGAAGCCCACGCAGGTTAATCGTTATACGGAAGGAATAGCAGCGCCTTGCACGTAAAGACCGAGTTTGGGAGCGGAATTCACCAGATTGAAGCCGCACACATAAGCGAACATGTGGCTCATCAGGTAGGTTCCGTTGGTGGTTCCCACGTCAGGGACTGGCATCACGGTATTGCCGCCGCCAAAGTCGTACAGCTCAAGCGGGGTCAATTCGCCCATGTACCAGGTGTCGAACAGCAAAAGGTCAACGCGACCAGGCTGCGCAGTCCAGCTCGCCTGATACTCGCGCCCGCCAAACGTTTCGGCAAAGCCCTTGCGCGCCATGTCGGGAACGTTTGCGCCCTTTTCCTGGTTCTGGCTGATCTGTGCGTTATAGAACAGGTTTGAAATAGCAAACGCCTGCTCTGGAGGACCGTACCAAACGCCTGACTTGATTGCCTTGGCGTCCGGCCCGATAGCGCGTCCCAGCAGCACCAAAGCGCGCTGAGCAACGCTCTGCGTGATTGGCCCGCCGTTCAGGTTGATGGTCGGGGTTGTCAGCCGTCCGGGCCACTTCGTACGGCTGACGCCGGCGAGTGTTCCGGTATTGCTGTTGACCTGCCAGTAGCGGATTCCAAGAATTGAAGATCCCGCCGCGCCGCTGCCGCCCTGAACCACAAGAATGTCGCCAGTGGTTGTTCCGGCGGGCAGAACAGTCGAGAAATAGATGGTATTGGCTACCGGATCAACGGTAGAAATGGTTGCAGAACCACGGTTTGTGCCGCCGATGGCGGAGAACACCTGCACGACTTGCTGATCGCTGAAGGCGAACGCAACGTTCATGCCCACAATCGAGCTGGTCTGCAGTCCAGAGCCGGTGTTGTTGTTGACGGTTGCAGTTGACGGGATAGCGTCGAAGGTTCCCGAGCCGTCACCGTTAATCAAGCCTTCAATGCCCTGCATGGCCTGATCGAGAGAGTTTTTCAACTCTTGGGCCTTTACATTGAAAAGTCCCCGGGCCTTGCCGGATGTGGCCTGCTGCGAAAGGTAGCTGAGTTCGCAAACGTTAAAGACAACAACGGGAGATGCCGCAAACCCGTCCCAGCTTGAACCAGTGCCGCGCAACATCGAGTTGGCATCGCCTGACCCCTGCTGAATCGGAGCGCCCGCCTGTGGACGGAACGGGACACGGAACGATGGCCGCGTAGTGCCGCCTGCCTGCGTTGCGTTCGAGACAGGGATGGTTGTGGCACGGTTTTTGAACAGCGAATAGGCTGTCGTGCCTTTTGGAATGAGACTGGGAATGTCCTTTGAAAATGCTTCCAGCTCAACCGCTTCAACAGACGCTTCTAAAAGAGGATTTACCGCCATATAGAGACACCAGTGGGTGTAATCTCAGCGACCATTCCGGAGTCGAATGTTCCTGGTGTGGGAGTCTATTTTTGGCAGCACATTGAGGACAGTGGCTATTTTGTTAACGCGGGACTTGAACCCGCTGTCCTGATTAGGCTTGCCAAAAAGTTACTACTGAACTTTTTCCTTGTCAATAACTTCCTGTTGTGGAGTCTCGCCTTCGGCGCGCACGGAGTCTTCTGGAATCTCAGAAAGCACAGACACAGGCGCTCCACTAGGACTTGCGACGATTTCGCGCTCCGGTTCCGGAGTCGCAACTGGAGCTTTCACTTCGTTTTGTGGGTGCGTTCTGAAAGAACTTGCGTTGCATTCATCGCAGCATCCATGAATTGTTCCCGTACCGGGAGGGTTGGTTATACCTGAACCATCGTCAAAAATCTTTCCACATCCTGCACATTGCTTAGTCATTTCTTATCTCCATTTCACTAGTTTTCCTGAACCTTTGAGGTAGGCTTTGCCGGTAATAAACAGCATGCGGTCTGGGTCTTTGTCCCAATCGATCTGGTTGTCCGCCGGCCGCTCGTTGACCTTGATCGCCGCCGTATTCGCGGGTGGAGTCACATCTCCGGCCTTTGGCGTCTTGGGCGCTGTCTTGCCGGGAGACAATTTGTAATCCGCTACGATCTTCTTTGTGACCGCTTCTGATACTGCCGAAATTCTGGTTTTGGCAATGTTCGCGATAGCAGATTTGTTGCGGCTGCGGGACTTCATAGCAGTTGCAATCTGGTCGTTGTACTGCTTTCCGAACGCCTTCCCAAGCTCTCCCATCCACTCCCTTGCCACAGCCTGACGCATCTTTTCTGGTAGCGCATTCAATGCCGCTGCATAGGGTTTCATGTGTCTGGAGAACTCATTATTCATGTGCGGCGCGACTTCAGCGTTTACCTCGCCCTCAAACTGCTTGTATTCGCGCTCTGCCAGTGCGGTTTCGCGTTCCGTGAATTTCTGACGCTCCGGCTCAAGGGAATCGAGATTCGTTTTTTCCGCGTCTCTCTTCTGCCCCTGAAACCATTCCCCCATTGATTCAACGGCATCCTTGACCTGCGCCAAAACAACTTTAGGATCAGTCCCGGAAGCAATGGTTCGGAGTATTCCATTTACCGTTCCGACAAAGTTCGCGCTTTCAAGATTTCTTACCAGATGGGGCTTGATCGCAGTACCAAAAGCCTCAGGGTCTGCCTTCTCCACGCGGTTCATGTAGTGGGGCAGGATTTTTACTGCGCCTTTGCCGCCATCTTCAAAAACCGTATCGAGCGCCGACGGATCGCCGGAATCCCATTTCGAGTTGATGTCTTCGACAAAATCCTGCAGCGACGAGAGCTTGGTCAGCCCTTCAATCCCGCCTGCAGCTTCAAGAGCTGCTTTAACGCTGCGCGCCGTATCCACATCCGGGAAGGCTTCGGTCATTGCCTTATAGCGCAATGCATCGTTCAGCATGGTCTTCAAGTGCGGGGCCATCTGAGGATTGGCCTCAGAGAACGATTTCACGGCATCGCGCACTGCCTTGAGGCTGGCAGGCTTGCCGCCTTCCGGTTTTTCTGCTTCGGCCTGTTCCGGTTCAGTTTCTTCCGTTGTGGGTTCCGCAACCTCTTCTACTTCGGTTGGAGTTTCTACTACTTCCGGTGATTCAAGTACCGGCGCTTCCATGGACGCAAAATCAATTACCGATTCAGACATTGACGGGAGTCTCCTTCTCTTTTACTTTCTTGCTTTCTTTAAAAACCGGACGGAGCACATAGCTGCCGTCCTCAAAGTGGATTTCACATAACCCTCCGGGATCGATAATATGATCGACTCCCGGCCTTAAATCCCGGTTTCCATTGACCAGATTGGCCAGAACCACGCCGGTGCTTGAATGGGCCATATACAGGGTGAAGGCGCTGTTTTTCAGGTCTTTCTCGAAGAAATCCCCGACCCTGTCATGCACCGTGTTCATTGATTCGCCGCGCGGGATGGTAACGCTCGGGTTCTCAAGGAAAAATTCATATACATCGTTGAATTCGTCCTTGTCCTCGCCAGTCAAAAATCCTGTGTCGGTTGCCATGAGCGCGCCTTCCTGGATAATCTCCAGACCAAATGCTTTCTTGATTGGCTGCGCAGTTTCCATTGTTCTCAGCAGCGGAGAAACTACCAATCGTTCAACCGTATAGTTTTCAAAAACGTAATCCGCCAAGTCTCGCGCCTGTTCTTCGCCTTCTTTGTCAATCGGAGCGTCTATTCTCCCGCGAAAAATGTTGAGCTTGTTTGCCGGGTTCTCTCCATGCCGCGCATACAGTCCAACGATCATCTGGAGAGCTTCCTGTAAGTCTCAGGCACGAGCTTCGGTACAACCTTTTCATGGATCTTGTGCTGCGTATCGGTCAATTCTTTGTTCTCAAAGTCTTTCGGAGCTACGTTCATGCCGATTTTTGCCACAGCCTGACTTTTGCCGGAAGATGGCAGCTTTTCAAACGGGATATTCAGCCGCGGCGGCTGAGCCGGAGGCGGCGCAGTGAGCTTCCCGGCCATTTCAGTATGTGCCTGCCAGTGAAGATGAACATTCTCGTACGCTAGCTGCTGTTCCGCTGTGCCGTTCTTGTATTTTTGCCCCTCTTCTCCATTCATCCATTCAAAACATGTCTGCCCTTCGGTTGAATGGTCTTCTGATGCATCCGTAGCTACGGGGATACTAGAAACCTGCCTCGGAATGCTTTCGACTTGCTGCTGCACTTCCGGCGGTACAGGCTTTCCAGACGCCGTCATCTCATCAACATGACTCTGAATTTCCATCAATTGAGGATTGGGCAGTGGGACGGAAGAAATCAGCTTCTCAATCTCAAGAATTTGCTTTTTAACTGAAACGTCACCCGGTACGGACATGCCGCTCATTCTCATGTTGTCGGCAATCACCCGGATGTTTTTGGGAATCTTGATGAGCGCCTGGTCGAATGGACTTCCGTTGGCGGCGCGGGTTACTACCGCCCCAAATCGCGCTTCGCGCCCAGACCAATCCTCAGGGAAGGCCGCATCATATTCTGGATAGCAAAGCACATCGCCTTTAAGATCGTTCGAACTGACCGTAACCACTCCCTTGTCGGGGATGTTTTCGCTGATCAACTCGCCTTCTGGCCTGCAAGAGGCTGCTGCTATAACTGCCTGACGCGCGGTAACCGCAAAGGCTGCTTTGGCCGCGTTCCATGCCAGACCGGCGCGCGCGAGAGCCTGATCCCTGCGAATGGTGATCGTTCCTACCGGCGTCGGCCCCGGATCGTCTCCCGAAGTTGAACCAAAAAGCGTATCCACAGCGCCCGACAAAGATGCAGGCACTTCGCCAAAGAAAGATTGGATGAAGTCCGGCATAAATGTCTGCGCTGTTGGGGTTGGCTCGACGAAACACAACTCGGATACGTTCTGTCCCGGCACAGGCTCGAAACTGCCTGTCTTTCCCGGCGCGTTGTCCTGTGATTGGATTGCTTCAATATCGAATGGGCCTGCAGCGTACCAGCGGCGCGGAACGGTGCGCTTAATGAAGGCATCGCCAAGGTCAATCCATGAGTTCAGCCGTTTTTGAATCGGAATTTCGCTCGACAGGAGTGCGCGGCGGTTCTGCCCGATTCCTGGAAGCGCATGGGACACCTTCAGGTGATCATCCATGGCCTCGTTACGGGAAAAGCAGTATTCCTGTCCGCAATAAACTATCAAGGCCCCCATGGGATACAGTTCCAACAGGGAGTTGCGCATTTCTTTTGATACCGTGTCATCAAAGAACGCCGCCGGCCTCAGCCAGCACATTTGCTCGGTAACGTTGCGCTGCATGGCGTCACCGGTCACATAGCTTCCAAGCAGCGCCAGCCGCGTATTCACGCGGGCAATCATGTCGAGTTCAATTTCGCCGATTCCCGGCGTTCCGGGCTTGATCTTGTCGGCCATCCATGAATATTTAGCCCTTGCAGAGGCAATATCTAGCTCAGTGAATGTCTGGATGGCGTCCATTTCTCCCTGTTCCTGTGCCTGCATGGGAACCTTATGTTCGAGTTTCCCGAAAACGGACGTTATCTCCGCCCCGCGCGGATTCCCTTCGTCGTCCAAGCCAAACATTTCGGCGCTGCGCACGTGCCGGGTATAAAACAACACGCGATCATCGGAGCAATAGAACATTGCCGCAGTCATCAGGAGATCGCGGAGGTTGGAATTTTTTTCGTAGATGTACTTGTATTCATTCGCAGCGTCTGCCGCGCGCATGGACGATGGATCTTCCGGTTTCTTTGGGAAGAAGTTTACCTTTGGGACTTCCCGCGCAATCGCCGCGCACAGAATGTCCGTATCTCTTCCGACGATGTTTGTTGCATAGAGAGACGCTGAATCGCTGGTAGCCATCACGCCGGTGACTTTATTTTCCCCCGGCAAAGACCATCCGCCGCCGCGTCTTGGTAGCAAATGCTGGTAGCCACGCGGGAACAAACGGGCTTCCCACGCCTGCTCTACCTCAAAACGCCGGCTGGCAACATCGGTACGCGACTTCAAAATAACAAGATCACGCAAAACGCGCTTTTGCTCAGCGTTTGGCTGGGCGTAAGGCTCGGCTGAAAAATCGCATGGAGCGTACTGGCCGGGAATAAATCCCGCCATATCGACCGTATCAGCGTTCTTGCCAGAGTCTTGCTCTTGCGATTCTTCTTCTTCCGTATTGTCTACGGCTAATTCATCCGGCATTGGTAGTCCCTAAACGATTCAGCAGCTTGTTTGCTGCGTTGCCGCTCGCCTTAATCTTGACTTTCAACTTAGGCTGTTTCGGCGCGTCTTTTTTGGTTTTTGGGGTTCCGTACATGGTCACTTTGCCTCGAAGAAATCACAGCAGTATCGATCAACCGGAACAGGAATAACGTGCGACCCATTCCACTTCACAAAATCCTTTTGTTTGCAGTTCTGCCCGTTGCGGTATTCGCACTTCTCGCAATCTGACCCGCCCTTGGGGACAACCATGCCTACCTTGTGATCGGCAGGATAATTAGGCAGTTTGTTTTTGCCGTACACCTAGTAACCTTCGCTGGCCTCGTCCGCCACGTCATCGCTGCCGGAATGCCCGCCAAAGATTGAGCGCGCATGATTCAAGGCCGACTCAATATCGGCATGCGCCTTGCCTTCAACGTGATACTGCGAGCCGTCATGGACTACCGTCACGGCCTTATGGCCGGATTTAGTATTTTCAGTTGGAGTGTGCGGCGATTGTTCCGACATCCTGTCGTGCCTCCGCGCCGCTGCCGGACTCGTGAACGCCTGCTTGCCGTCTTTCGTTGGAAATGCCATTTTTCTCCTCTTCTTCAATCTCTTTGATCTGCTTGTTTAAATACGATTGCCAGCCAACTTCACCAGCTTCAGCGATGGGCGCTGTCGGCTTTTCTTTTGGCATGGGAGGCAATAGCCGTAACTCCAGACGGTCTATCCTCGACTGCAACCGCTTGTTCTGTTCGAGCAGAAAATGAATCATCCGCTCTTTTTCTGCACAAACATTCTTGAGCAGGGTTTCCTGCTTCAGCATTGCAGTCAGGTGAGTTTTTTGGAGCATGATCATAGTCGTGATTGCCAATCGTGGGACACGCCAGTGAGTTGCTTTTCCCTGTTCAGCGTGTGCCTGAGTTGCGTCAGCTTCTTTGCCAGAGGATCGGAAATAGATTCAATCTCTTCTCGCTCACGCTGCTCTCTTGGCTTCTTGCGGTCTTGTAGCTGGCCAAAATGCCCATAGGTAAACCCGTCATAGCAGTCGTCCGCCTTGCCATCGACCTTTAAGACATCGTCCAGATGGTCAGGGTCGGTCTGAAGGGTTGGCAGGGCCGCGATAATCTCTTCGCAGCTATCGAGAATCACAATTTCCGACTGCTGCAACTGACCATAAAGAAATGACGCTCTGCCGACTCTGTCCCGCGTTGCCGGGGTAACCATTGGCAGATTTTTCTCGCGCAGCAATTTAGAAATGGCGTCCGCCGGCGAGTGCGCCTCGATGTCGCGCACAAACTTTTCATGGGAAAAGTAAATGGCCTGGACTTTTAACGATTGCCCTGTCTTCGGATGTTTTGCGGCTTTGGCGATCAGATCCACCATTGCCTTACCATCAAGACCTTGTGATACAACTTCGCGAAAGCATACGGTCTTGAGTTTGTATTCGCCGGTCAATGAACTCTTAACCAGGGCGCGCGTGAATAGATAGAAAGCGTTGTAGTGGGTCTTCCCCCAATCCCAGCCGCCCCAAACCGGCTGGAAGTCCTGCCAGATGACCGCGTCAGGGTCTTCTCTCAGGTTTACAACGTGATGTTCTCCGGCAAAAACATCGTAATACTGTCCTTCCACCCTATCGAGCAAGCCCAGCAGCATCTTGTCGCGCTTTGCCGGTGAAAGCATGTTCAGGCGCGGAATAATTGAAGGATCGCGCTTCAAGTAAGGAGCGTTGTCTAAAACCGTTGAATGAGAAAATGAATAATTTCTCGGGTCATAGATGCAACGTGGAGGCTTGCCAACCCACCATGCTCCGTCTTTGTCGCGCCATGCTCCATCCGGCACTGGAGTCGGCTTCTTATCGACAAAAATCGTCTTGTAATAAAGCCAGTACGGGCCGATTGGGTTTGTGCATCCCCAAACTGTAGGGTGCGGCATGTTCCCGTTTTCGTCCGGCTTGCATTCCGGGTTGATGCCGTTTCGAGATACGAAACGCTCCCATGAGTCGGGAGAAAACTGCCCAATTTCATCAATCAACATGAAGGGATACTTTTGCCCGAGGTATTGCTTAAGATCGGCTTCGAGGTTATGGACGCAATGAGCGAAGATGACCTTGGAACCGTTAAAGAATGTTGCAATCTTCTTTTGCTCATTCCATGTAAACAGTTCTTCGTCAACAAACTCTTTCAAGTCTGAGATTGCTCCGGTTTCCAGTTCCTTCAAGGTTCTGCGGACGATCAGCAGATTGCATCCGGCGTACGGCAGGGCATAATTGCGGATGCCGTACATCAGCGCGTTGCACGTCTTGCCGCTGAATACGCCGCCCGCAGATAACCGGTAAGGCGCTGGCCTTTGGTCGATCAACTCCCGGTGCTTTGGGAGGTATTCCCAGTCTGCAACTTTGCTCACTTACGCTTGCACCTTGGCAATCCATGCTGTGCCACCGGATACTCCGCTCACGTTAAGCCGGTAGAAGCGGGCCTGATTCAATGTCAGTTGCGGATTAAGACTGCCTGATGTGATTGCGCCAGTACCAATCGTTACCAGATTGGCGAACTTCGTATATTCCGAGTCCTGATTGAGCAGTGCCGTTTGCAGGTCAACTACAGCCGCTGTTGGCAGGCCGGAAGGAAACTCGATCAGGAAGCTAAGAGTTCTGGCCGCGTCCGTTTTTGGGTCTTGTACAGGAACAGTGATAGGAATGGATGCACCGTTCACGATTGTTTCCGTGTTTTCCACTTGTGGAACGGTTGCCATGCCAGCGTCAGCCGTTGCGCCAATGTTGGCATTGACCAGGGCAAAGCTGATCGTTCCAATTCCGGTATTGGCATTGATCGAGACGGCAGTGATGGCAACCGCTGTGACATTAAAGAGTCCGGCGCTGGTCTGCGTTCCGCGAACAGTGATGAGTGCGCCAACCTGGGGAATCTCACCCTCAATGATCGATCCGGTTATGGTGGCAACGTTGCTCGTCAACTGCACCTGTGTAATCAGGAAGCGCGATGGAGAGGTAAGCATCCCCAATCCCTTGACCGTGGTGCCGCTGATGTTGTTGGTTCCCCATGAGCCAAAGAAGTAACTCGGGAATCCGGCAACCAGTGAAATTACTCTTGCTCCCGGCGTTTTATCGAATAAGGGCATTAATCATCTCCTGCGTGCGCCGATTTGGCTTTCTTTGCACGATTGATTTCAACCTGCTTGCGCATGTTCTCTGTGTTCCACTCCGCGCTCTTTACTGGACGTGCTTTCGCGCCTTCATCCAGAGTCGTTTCGCCTTTAGGGCCGCGCTGAACAATGCGTTCATAAGGCCCCGGCTTGACATCAACGGCGTCCACTCCGAAGAGCGGCGTTTCTTTCCCGCTGCGCGTGTCAATCTTGAATCGCTTGATGCCTTGCGATTTCTCGCTGGTCATGCGGTTAATTGCTTCTTGTGAGGCTGCGGATTCTCCAGAGGCATTGTTGACTACCGGAGACGGTTTCTTTGCTCCGGGCTTCTGCTGATTGTGGTCAGCCATGAACCTGTCGGCTGCCTCTTGCCCCTCAAGTCCGGTAGCGGTTGGCTCTTCCAGAGATTGCCGCGTCTTGTCGATGAAGTACTGCTGGGCTGGTTCATAGCCCATCTTTTCGACCGGCGGGAGTTCTCCATTACGCATGGGCCGCGTGAGGTATTGCGTGTTAGCGGCTTTGCCTGTTTTCGTGTCGATGATCAGCTTGCGAGCTGCCGGGAGTACGCCTTCTTGCTCTCCGGGCGCTGCCATGCTGCTCTGTGGCAATTCAATCGGCCCTGACTTCGTAGCCTCGGGGAGTAATAATCCCATGCGCTGCGCGCGCGTGGTAGAAGCGATTGGCTGAATCTTGGCGTCCGGTACGTTGCCGCTGGTGTCCGGCGATGAAACGATGGTTGGCCCTTTGCCAAGTTGCCGGGGAGCCGGACGTACTGGATCTTTGCCCATGCCAACAAACTTGCGCATGGATGCGGTTGGCGATTGCACCGGAGCATCTTTTAAGCCCCATGCATCCCGCAATCCTTCAGGAACTTCACTGAGCGCTTGCGCCGTCTTTACGAATTTATCTACTACAGGAAGGTGGCCAAACGGCTTGGCCATAACCTTCGCGCTCCGCATAATCTCCGGCGCTTTGTGGACAGCTCCGCCGGCCGCCAAAGCAGCAACATTGCCGCTGAGTTCGGAATACTCAGGGTCGACACCCATGGCATCAAGACCGGATTGCGTGAGATGCTGTGCGGCAACGCTTGGCGCAGCGTAAGCCATTGTTGACGGATTCATCACGGCAGCCGGAAGGGCCACGGTCTGACCTATGCCGCCAATCATGTTATTGATGCCACGTACAGGATGTTCATGAGCCTGGGCGTAGCCTTTAGCGGCGCGGATTGGGCCAAGAGCCATGCCGCCGATAACGTCACCGGCAGGCTTATGGTCTGCTCCCATAAAGTCCCGCATGCGGTTGTATTGCCGATCAAGCCATGCCACAGGGCCAGATTCAGGCGCACTTATACGTGCATCATCCGGGACCAGCGCAGGCTTGGCCGGAGCGTCTAAATTGACGCTCTGCTTATACTCGGGATGCTTCGCTACGATTCTTTGGGCTAAATCCCGGTTATCCATATCGGAGTAATCCGGGTATTTGGCTTTTATCTTCGCAGCAAAATCATCAACGCTTAAAAGGGATGGAGCAGTGCTCACAGAATTCCGAGAGGATCAGCTTTCTTTTCTTTCGATGGAGAGTTTTTTTCGCTTCCTGATTTAGAGCCGGACTTTCCCGCTTTAACTTCTTCATGCGCCTTCTGAAGAGATGACATTGTTTCCACGATCTGCTTGCGTTGCGTGTCAGAAAAATAAGGCGCTTCGGGGGTGAACATGTGCTTGGCTTTGGCCTCAAGCGATCCCATAACGTCGCGGGCGTGCTGAAGCATCTCAAGCTGAGGTTGCGTCATGCGGAATCCGCTGGACGGCTTGGCCAACTCAAAATACTTTTCCAGCAACGCTTCGTCTCCAGCTCCAGTAAACTTTCCTGAAGCCATGTAGTCGTCAGCATATTGCTTGGCAGCAGCAGCAGATTCCTCGGACGCCTCGGATTTCGCCGCTCCCGATGCCTGCCCTCTGGCTTTCCAGTAGTCGTCCATGGTTGCGCCCGGATGATCCTTCATCCATTCTTCCCGCTCGGTCGGAGCGCGCGGCGTAGTCGTGTCCTGCTTATGTTCTTTATCGAATTGCAGGCGTGTTCCGTTCGGGTGTGTTTGTTTCCATTCCTGATAGGTCTGCTCTTCAAATGAAGGGGTTTTATCGGGCTTTGTGTCTTGCGCCGCCTGCTTGACGGCCTGGTACGCTTCCAGATATGAATATGGCTTCTGGGTTTGCGGATTGATGCGTGGCTGACCCTGTTCGCCGGTCATCAGATCGTGAATCGTTGTCTCTTCTGGCGTCTGGCCTTCTTTGGGAACAGGATGCCTCAGGGAGTCAGCCCGAGCATGCGCTTCGTCGGCCTGTGCGCCTTCCAGGTTCTCTTTGCTGGTGGCTTCTTCCTGCGTGAGCTTCTGTTTCGCGGCATGATTGGCTTCAAGACGCTTGTTTAAATCCGTTCCCTTCGTCACTGCCATTAGTTCAGGAGCAAATACATCTCCGGCAACGTTCCCCATTTTGGCCAGTACGTGTCCAATCTTTCCCATCACGCCGGTATGCTTTGGCGCACCCATGGTCATTGAGTTTGGCGATGACATGTCCGTCGGCGTGTCCGGAATATCAGACGGCGGAGCGGACATGCTCGATTTGCCCATCTTGTCGATATGCCCAAGGGCGGTAATCGAGGAATCAATCTTCTTCAGGTAGCCCGGATCGTTCGGATTGGCAGACGCCATTGTCCCGGTCACATCCGCGCGCAGATGATCTAGCCCGTCATCTTCAGGCAGATCAAATGGGATGATCGGTTTATCTTTTCCGGGTTGAGTAGATCCCATCATTTAAGTCAGTCCAAACGCTGAAGCGCCTTGCCCAGCGTCCTTGAACCCGCTCATTAGTTTTGTTGCGGAATCGACGAGGTTACGCATCCATCCGCCGGTTGTGCTTCCCGTCATCTGGTTCTTGATGGCGTCCTGCTGCAAGCCCATCGCCTTGAGCGCGTCCCCTGTATCTGCTCCGTACAAAGACTCCATCCCGGCAGCTCCGGCCTGTTTGTTTTGCATGGTGGCGTTCACGTCTTCTGCTGCAATGCCTTCATTGGCCTTTGCCAGCCCTTGGGTCTTGGCGCGTGAAATCTTGTCCAGGAGCGCCGGAAGCGCAGCCGAATTTCCTGTGCGCGTTGCATCCAGACCAGCTTCGCCAGCTAAACTCCCGGCGGCCCCGCCCGCACCAGCGCCTGCCGACGTAAGCAACTCATTCAGCTGCGTTGGTGAAAAGGCATGATTAGCAGTCATCTCGCCGCGTAAAAACGGCAGCAACTGCGCTTGTATCCCTTGGCCTTCGCTGAAAAGCGTTGAGCCTTGAGAGTTGAGCTGCCCAGAGGTTTGCTTTGCGGTATTACTTGCCCAGCTGTCGCCAAACAATCCCATTGAAGTTAATCCTCAGAACTTGTTGAAGTTGTGCGCTGCACTGCCATCCTCAAGAATGTAGTGCGCGTCTTCTTCTTTGCCGTCAATAACGTGCAGGTTGTAAACAGTCCCGCGCCATGTTGCCACCATGCCCGAGAAAACTTCTTTCGCCGGAATGTAATCGTCACCAATTACCGGGCTGATGCCATGTCCAGGCGTAACCAGTCCGCGTCCCATATCAATCATCAGGCTGTTGTAGTTCTCGTGCACGATAAGCTCTGCGGGATGAAAGCCGGTGCGATTCCATATACTGAATTGCAAAGGCAACGTATCAAATCTCCTGAACGCTCCATCTGCCATCAGAATTTTCGTGTCACCTGAAAAACATCCACCACCGCCGCCTGATCCGCCACCTGTTCCGCCGCCGGCCCCGGACGTAACGACCTTGCCCAGCGGGAAGCGTCCGGGAGCCTGCCCGAGCACCGTGATGTTGGTCGTGACTTGCGCCGTAAAATTTCCACTCAGCAAGTCTGGATTGTCGATAAAGGCGTAATACGTTCCGAAAGCCCCCGGATCAACATTGCTTGGACATGACATCTGAATCGTGAGACCGCCCAGAAAGAATGTCTGCGTTCCATTGATGGAGATAGCGGTCGAAGTGCCGACCTGAGAGATGCTTGTAACGGAAGCTGCCTGCGTAATGTCTGCCAGCAGATGTGGAGCTGCGCCCACAACCGGTGAAGAAACAGGGGTGTTAGACGCCTGCAGTTTCCCGATACGTGTAACCTTGGGAGTGGAAATGCGCTGCTTTCCAAGCCCAGCACCGCCTTGCTGTCCAGTAGAAGACGCTGTACCGCTGCCAGTCGAAGGCAGCAACGTCAGTTTGGTCGATCCCTTCAACATTAAAGGCGTCGGGTTAGCCAAGCCTCCAAGCACTGTAGGCGGAGACGGCCTTGATCCGGGATTCTGAGCGTATGCCCTTAAGTACCACGGCTGCTGTACGCCGCTATCGTTCAATGCCGGAAGATGAAATACGTGGCCACGGCTTGATTTAAGCTCCATGACGTGAGGTTGCGGAAAAGATGGCGAGTTGTCTGCCTCCAGAAAGTAATGGATTGACCGGCTGACCTCTGCACCATGCGATAGGGTTGCGTGGACCATTTCGCCGTTGGCCTTAACGGTAATGGCATTGATGGGTGGCGGCGGCGTCAGATCGCCTGTTACCGCAACTCCTGCTCCTGCGGCAACATTGTTGATCCCGGTGATCAGACGATCAAGAAACGCGGCATGCAGTGCATCTCTTGTACGCAGATCGGCCAAGAATCTGTCTTCCGTAAGGCTACGCACTAGATGCCCCCATGAGCGGCATGGTCGGATGCGGCCCGCCAACCATAATCATCTTGGACACAGTCGCGCTTGATTCTCCAGTGCCGCTGAATTGTGCAAACACGCGATTACCCGCTACGTTGATCGATCTTTCCAGATCATCAGATGGTGACGCCTGCAATGAAATTCCGCCGGTAGCCGACAAAACTGACCATGTATGCTTAGCGTCGGCATTCACGCGGTTGGACAGAAAATTTACTGCCATCACTCCTGAGCCGTAGGCATTCAACTGCAAATATGTGAACAGCTTGCGATGGAATCCCAGCAGCGGATTCTGTTTACTCATGCCTGAGTTCACAAATCCATACGTGGTATAAAGCCATGGAATAGGTGTCGTGTTGTCGTCCTGAGTCAATCCCGCCTGAAGCTGATATATCTTTCCACTGGAATTACCATTGCAGAGCAGCAATGGACGGCTGACCCCGTCCGCGCGCGTTACAAAGTCTGCATATGGGGCGTTAATTTGCCAGATGTTCCATTTGCGCTTCATGTCCACGGAGACAAGGTTGCCAAACATCGTGACGTGCATCTGCGCCATAGCAGCCAGCTCTTTGATGTCGCTGATCCCCTGGTAGCCCATCACGAACTCAACATTGGGCGACTGCGGATTAGAGTTGACCGGGGCCTGAGGAAGATAAACATTCGGCGTGGCCATGGGTGCGCCAATATGAATACGCCTGTTTTGGATGTCGACTTTCAGCCACATCGTCCCTGCGGCGCTCCAGTTGATCAAGTCCCATGCCTTCTGAATCTCCCATGCAATAGGAATAGGCGCTCCGCCAACAAAGACGTACACGCCTTCACGGCAGGCTGTCGCCATCCATTCCTCGCCCACGTCATAGCTCCAGATAGAGCATGTTCCAACGCGATTTGAGACCTCATGCACATCCCAATCTGCAGGTTCGTCACCCTTGGAATCGCTGGTTACAAACATGGACTGCTGCTTGAGGAAGTAGAGCTGGTCGTACATCACAAACGCGCCATTGGTCGCCTGATTGTTTCGCGCCGAAAGTCCAACGTTTCCTGTAATGGCCGCGACGGCCTCAGGCTGACCCGCATAGCTTGCCGCAACATCTGACAGGTTGACCGGCTGCGAAATATCGAACGGCTCAATCCTGTCCACGGTAACTGTTGAGCCATTGGTGAGATTTGTGGCGTACAGGCGTATGACCAGATTGGAAGGAACCGTTGCGAACTTGGTTACCAGCAACGTTCCGGTATAGACTGCCTGCGAAGTCGTCATGCTCGATAAAGCCAGCGTGAATGATCCGTAAACCGTTCCATAGCCGCGCTGCGTATCGAAGGTCGTCAAGTCCACAACCAGATTGCCAGCGTCTGTGTTTGTCCCTTTGGCCGCTGTAACGCGGATCGAGTAGGCAACGTTCTGCTGGAATATCGGGGCCTGGTAAGCGTCCTCAAACGCTCCCTGCGTGATCATTCCGTAAACACTCTGCGCGCTTCCAGTCGTGTTCTGTATCTGGTAGGACTGGCCGAATATCGTGCTTGTGACCAGCGAGCCGCCAGAGCCATTGGTAGCGTCAGGAGTCCATCCAGATGGCAGCAGTGACGCTCCACTCGTTGCCTGATACCCGCCATTGAATGAAATATTCAGCAGGTTGACGATCTTTAGCTGCTCTTGCCCATAAAACATCCGGTCGGCATACAGCACATTCCACCGGCATGCTCCAAGCTCGCGCAAAGAGAACAGGTCATTGCCTGGCACATCAATTTCAGTCGAATCGAGCAGGACGGCATCCGTGAACACAAACGAGGCAGTAGTGGAAACATTGTCATTCACTACGGTCGGCTGAAATGTAAACGGCTGTCCGTTCACGATGGTCGACACTGGTACTGGAATGTAATAGAAGAAAGCTCCCGGAACGCCGTTTGCACCAGCCTCAGTGAACGCGACAACCCTGCCGATTACATCCGGCGGGCCTATGGGCAGATTGGAACAGGTGATTGAGGCCGTCGATTGATTGGTCGTAAACGTCACCGGCGGCGAAGGTCTGGACAGGAAACCATTGCGCGTTTTGAACAGCACAACCGCCTGTCTCGTACCGGGGCCAATGTTCAATACGGTATTGGTGATAACAACCTGACCAGTACCGCTGTCATTGCCAAAGATGGGGTTGGTCTGGTTTGATCCGCCCACAAAGTTCGATCCGGGATCAATAGAGAAGATGCGCCCGAATGTTTGGGCCGACCCTGTCTCTACCTGACTGCCGATAGTTGCGGCACCAGCAAAACCGTTCACCGTGAACTGACTTCCAGCTACCGTTGCGATAGTGGCATTGGTCACGTTGAAGATGCCGTTGCCGTTGGTTGTGTTCTGCACCGTCACCAGATCGCCCACAACAGGAGCAGAGCCGGATACTTGCGCCCACGTGTAAGTCGCTACGCCAGCAGAGAGAGCCGTGGCATTGATGTTCAGCACTCCGCCGTTTGGCGTCTGCACAACTCCCCAAGTGTTATTCCAGTTTGTTGGCGTTGCACCCTGAATGTTGACCGTCCCGCCTTCAACCACATTAGGCGCTGGCGTCGAAAGCGTGACCGTGGCAATCGTTACCTGATAGGTCGTAGTGCCGGGAGGATCAAGGCGCACAAAGTTGCTCGATGGCGCTTGGAAGGTAAAGAACGGACGCGGAGCGGAAGCATTGACCGACAGTCCAGATCCCAGCGAAGTGACCTGATACGTGCCATTTACAAACGGCGAATTGGTAAACGTCATGTAGACGTAAACCGCAATACCAGCTTGAAACTGCTGGACTAATACAGGGTCTTGAGGCGCATTGGAGTTGCCATAATAGACCGTGATAGTCGTTCCGGCGTTAGGGCTTCCAGGGCCTGCACTCCAGAGCAGCTTGCCGCTGGCTGAGATGGTGACCTGTGCAGGCTGAGTGATGCTGCTGATTGGGAAATTGGTTAATGGGAACGCCGTACCAACCGCAGCCGTGGCCGGGGTGTTCGCAGAGGTAAAGTTAGCCTCAAACTGCGTACCACTCAGGCCAGTCGAGATTACTGTAAGCACTGCGCCATTCAGGGCGCTTACGCTGGGCAACTGTATCTGCACAATCTCGCCAGCAGTAAAGCTGTTCAGGGCCTGGAACGTTACAACGTTGGACGCAATGGAGTAGCTGGTGATGTTTGCCAGAGCAGGGTTAGACGCTGCATTGACCTGATACTGCGCATTCGCTCCCGGCCCTTCCTGCGAGATGCGGTCGAACACAGAGCCATCGAATTGCCACGGCGTGTCATAGCCTCCGAATGGGGTTGAAAGGGAAATGTACTCACGATTGAACGCAGAGGTTGATTGCGCCATGTCGCCAGCGTTGAAGAAGTTTACGGAAGTCAGGACGCCGGGATTGAGCGTCACATTCTCAACCCATAGCTGACCGGTAACGTCTAGCGCCAGAGTGCGCAATGTGCCATCAAGCGTCCGCATAGTCTTGACGTACACGAAATTGCTAGCTTGCCCTGAGGAAAGCACTGCAGCCAGTCCGGGCCGCGTTGTGAACGCGCCAATAGGGAAATCGCAGTCCCACGTGAGCGGAGATGCCCCTTCAGGCAAGGCTTCAGGCGGGGCCTGAGTGATCAGCCCGCCAAAGTTATCAAGGGTTACGGATTGTTTGCCGTGAGTGGAGAACAATTAGGGCTAGATGCTCTTTCGGAAGCGCGCTGCAAAGCGGATGGTGTCATTGCTTACGGCGGCTGGGATGGCAGTGCCATTCGTCAGCTCCTGCGACACAGTGCCAGTGCCGGCGGTCTGTGTACCTGAAGAAGCCGTGATTTGGAACTTGTTGTTGGCCTTATTCCATGTGTAGCCAAAGCCGCCCACGGTTGTTCCTGCCGTTGCGCCACTGTAGAGCGATACATCGAGCGGCACAGGATTGCCCACCTTCGGGAAGTCGCCAACAACCCAGTTGATTGGGCCGGAGGTTGCCGTTCCCAGCCCACCGGTGGCATAGGTAGATGCAGCCGGAGATACAGATATGGTTCCGTACATCCACTGCGAATGCTGGTCAGAATCGCATGCTGATAGCGGATCGTCGTAAGTGATTGTTACTGTTGCTTGTGCCATATTTTAAACTCCTGATTTATGCAACGATTAAGGTTAATACTCTACGTACTATGCCGTGTTTTGGGACACCCTTTATGCATTTATGCATTGCTAGGCGTTGTCGGCATACTCACCGGCGGAGTCTCTGGGTCACGCTTGAATGCAATGCTGATGCGGCCTTCGTGTTCAACTGTCTGCTTGTCGCCGTATTTCTTGGGCAAGAGCTTAGCTGCTACCCATTTGCGGGAATCTACTCTGAGCCGCGCACGATTGATGTTCTCCTGATCGCAAACAAGCACAGTAGCGCCGTTTTTCTTCTGCATCTCCATGAAATCATTGGTTGAGTCGTCGGCTATCTCTATGATCTCGTCGGCCATGATTTCAGCCTGAATTTCGCGCGCGCGGGCGTATTGCTCCGAGAAGTCTTTATTCTCAGAAAGCCACTTGAAAACCGTTGAACATACAGGCATGCCTTCATCGTTGCAGATGGAACGCATGGATCTACCTTCCATGATCTTTGCGCAGATGGAGTTAGCTACTGCTTGGTTAAATGAAGAAGGTCGACCAGTCATAGGTCAATACGCTGGAAACGTACGTTGATCGGCCAGAGGGTAGGTTAAAAGTAAAGGTTCGTTCCATTCTCTTACTGGCAATTTGATGGCATCCTTGCTCTTGATTGGGCTTAATTCCTTCTTGATCTCTGCAAATAACTCGCAGGTCTTAAGCTGGATTGCCTTCAATCTGCCTTTTTCGTCAAAGAACTGATTGACTGACTTGCGTTCGCAGATTTTAGCGGCGAGAGGAGCCGCAATTACATGGGCAGGTACGCCAGATGATGGATCTTGAGATTTTAGGTAGAGATGAATGCGCATTTAGCGGCGAGGTATAGAGCCTTTTTCGCAGTACATTGAGCAATAATCGGCACCATTATCCGCAGTGGATACGGTAAATGGCTGGGCGCATCCTTTACATGCACCCTTATGGCACGATTTGCAGTCTTTTCGATTGCCTGAGTGTATTTTCTTCATTTGGGGCTAAAAATCCCTTGGTCTTTACTATCGCCTCTTTATCCGTGCACGCAAATGGCGAGAAACGTGGCTTTCATGTTGCAAAGCGGGAAACTCTTCCGGAGAAACCCGCCTCGCCCTCAAAACATAACAAACAATCAGTTTCAGAAAGTTGTGCTCAGCTTAGAGCAGAGTAGAAGGGTTAAGCAAGAAACTTGTGCCTTCGTAACACATCTATGACTGCTGAGCCAGTATCTTGATCTGTCCACATGCCTTTTTGATTCTCTGAACTGTGCGATCTATCGCAATAGCATTCATCACTGCCCGACTGGAACGCTCGTAATCCCAGAAGGCCTTTACAGCCGAAGGTATCAAGCAAAGCCTTCCACGGCTGATTAGCGTGTGATGGAGCCTGCATATGGAGATGGTCATGAGCGGGCGATCATAGTCTTCATGATGGAATTGCAGGTTGTGAGTGGTATTGCAGATAAAGCAGGGCTTGCGCTCGATCTTTCCGCGCCGCAAATAGCTGTTAGCGTACGCTCGGGCATTTTGCTTGATGCGGTTCTGAGGAGTTACCACGGCAGTGCGTCGATACTTCCGCTGGTAGGCTGCAAGGCATATTTTGCAGGTACGTTTAGGCCCTGGATGCGGGTGTTTTCGTAACGCGTTCTCCATGGCTTATATTGGCATAGATCAATGTGCAAAACAAGATAAATCTTCAATGTTTATGCGGGTTTTATGCAACTTTAGTTTCCTGTTCGGGCTTCACGGTTGCTTGCTCTCCAGTTCCCCCGCCTCAATGCAATCATGTTTTTGGGGATATCTGCTCTTTTCAAAGCCGTGCATAAATCCATAACGATGAAGCGAACAGATGAGACACCTTCCGGGGAATTTACGCATGAACTCGCGTACCGTTTCATTGGCATCCGCTTTCATCCAAGCATTCAACGCCATGAAAGTTACCGCGCACACTGCCACAACTGAAATGCATTGATATAGGCTCACTTTCCGCCCTCCAGTTCTTTAATCCGCGCCCCGGCCAGAATTCCCTTTGAATCAAAGTCTGTTCGCTTTCCCGTGTGCGTGTCGATTACGAATCCGGTGTAATCTCCGCGATCTTGGCAGCGGCTTATTTCTCGGGCGATTACCTGCCAATCGTCGGTTTCTGAATGTTGGTTAGGCCATTCGCTGGTAGTCATGTGGTATCGCGGTGAGTATCCCATTTAGTTTTTAGCCTCCAGTTGCTTCCGCGCTTCCAGTAGAGCCGCTTCTGCCGCGTCTTTTTCTTCGGAAACCATTGCCAATAATCGAGCTCTAATATCAGAACCGTCCTTGGCAGAGGCAAGCTCTGATTCCAGGCGCTCGATTTTTGCCTGCGCCAACTGCATCGTTTCATGCAGCCGATTCAGGGCGCGAAATTTCTCTTGATTTATCTCGTCCCTCTCCCGCCTCAGCTCGGCAACCAGCTTGAGAAGCCGCAAAACTTCAAAGTAAAGATCATTTGCAATGCCAGAAAATTTACCGCTCTCGGCATCTAGCATCTTGCGAATGGACTGCAGGTAATTTTCAGTTAATGGGCGCTCTGCTGTGGGGTCGGCGGCTGGTGGCTGCTTTTGGCAAATGTGGTCATCGCAAAATCTTCCGTTATCGCAGCACCGGATTTCACCTTTGGCCTTCAATGGGTCGCGGCATGTCATCTGCCTGCCCATAATCACGGGTGCTCCGCATTTTCCGGGCTTGCAATAACACCCATGTGGCGCTCTATCTGAGGGCTTCCGCAATAGACTGTCCCGGCGCGGCTGCTCACTTACTCCTGTGGGCTGGGCATTTTTTCCAAATGCTTCATCCTGCCAGCAGCCTCTTTTTGCTGAACAAGAGTCAGGCGTGATACAGGTTTCACAATAGTCGAATACAGTCAGCAATACTTCATCTCTCTCAGCGAGAGATATGACTGCCTTTATTAGCCTACCTATACACCTGTTTGCTGATTTTATTTCGTCGTCCTGTTCGCGGGGCGACGGCCTTAATATGCCGGGAATATATGTATAAGACTTATGGCAGATTGGGCACTCAGTCTGCTGCGGAACATCATCCCGTTCGCGCATTCTTTCCTCTTCACTTCTCATCTTCCGCTCCGCGTCTCCCTGTACTGGAGAGGGGCGTGGAGTATGAATTTTGCAACTTACGCAATATTGCGAAACTGAACAACCAAAGTCGCATTTTACGCACTTGGGGCAGATCACTACCGCGCCGGCCGATGGGATAATCTCTTTTTTGTCTTTGCAGAGCAAACAATTGGGGGCCGCTTCTACGCGGGGCTGGAAGGCCGGGCATTGGCAGTGCATACAATATGTTTGGATATCGCCCGGACTCGGTAATTTGTGTTGGCTCTGTTCGTGGCCGCATCCTTCATATCCGCATGTGGGTTTACTCGTCATCATCTCTCCGATCTAAAGGGCAATGCCGCCCCGTGGCCTTGGGTTCACCATCCCGCAACTGTGGGCAGTCTGCATGTTCGCAATCACCATCACGGTCAGCATGACAAAATTCCTGTTCCGTGGCTTTAGTCATCGCTTGGTTTCCTCCGCTCGCCGGAAATCGATGGGATATAGTTTGCGTTCTACTTCCACGGCGGCCAATATTCTTTGCCGCAAATCGCTCTCGAAACACATACGGCATTGCGGTACACATTCGTTTTCGTCCTCACCATGGGCACCGTAAATACCTGCTTTATCGGCAACGTAGGTAATTACATCTTGAAGAGTTTCTATCGGCACTTCGTTCCCTCCTCTGGCCCACGCGTAGCCTGAATACATCCGCATCCCCAAATGGACTGGTACAAGCAACTGCACCGAGTGCAGACGTACATCGTCAAGGGCTTGGCTTTGTCCTCGCGGATAAGGGCTTCTACTTGCTGCGTGAGCTTGGCGATTTGATCGTCTATCTCTTGAATCTTCAGCGTGTTCATTTGCTCTCCTCTGGCCCCTCAGGGAGAGGGGCGCGCCTTTTCGTAGAGCGCCCCTAGATTCCCTTATTTCATTTCTGTCAGTGCATGCTTTGCGTTGGCAGCATTCAAAGCGGCTTGAGAAAATCTCAAGGCGTCCTCTGATTTTTCGCTTTTGGTTGCTTTTTCAATCAGTTCTTCTACTTGCTTGTTTAGTTCACTCATGGGGTTCTAGCTCCTTAGAATGTTCAGCCGTTTGTTTTTAATTTCGGCGATAGGCTGATGTTTACCATCCGAAATCACATTTCATGCTTAACCTTCCGGCTTCTGAGATGGGGCGGCGAAGAATTGAGCGCGGACTTGTTCGGCAAATTTATCTGCATTACCCTTTGCTGAAAATACCCGCAACCGGAGATGACCTTCTCCAAGCACTACCTCAAATTGCGGATCACCCCATCCGTTTTCTCCCCCACGCATTAACTCTCGCACTTCAACAAGCGGCTGAGTCCGTGGCGCGGTAGGGGCCATTCGCTTAACCCGCTGGATGGCGTGATCTAACTCGACATGGCAGTCTTCAAGAAAATCAATCAAGCTGCCTAGGCGCTCAAACCCGACCTTCTTACCATCTTTCGTATCGTCTCTAAGTTGTCTAGCTATGTTGATAGCCGTATCGCCACGGAAGAATACTCCGGGCCAATCGTTATCGAATTGCACGTTGCCCGTTTCAATGCGTGGAAGCGGCTCTTGCTGCACAGTCGCTGCCTCGCCTCTAGCAATTGCTATCTCGGCTACCCGGATACATTCAGCAAGTTCAAAATACCAGTCCGCAAGCGCCCTATTATGATTTTTCTCCACGAAGCTAGAAGCCTCTATATTATTGTCTTTGTTGGAAAAATCCCTATGTCTAAGATTAAGGTGTAGACACATTGACCTTCCACCTACCTTGATCTTTTTCAATGCGGCCAACATTTCTTTTTCCAATGGAGTCTGCGCATCACATGAGGGCGGCATCTCCGGGCGCGGACTAGCGGCCTCGCATTTGGGAAGTTGCGATAGCTGCATTAGTAGGTTGCGCATCATATCTGGTTCTTCCTGCCAAAGTTCATCAACTGCCAACCTAGTAGCTTCTGGATCGGCAAGTAATTGATGCATGCACGCCATCATTTCGTGATATTCACTCTTCGGCTGCTCCTGTGAGGCTGGAGCGGATGAGGGTTCGTGACACTCACATCTGCATTGCGGCCCAGCGTATCCGCAAGAGGTTCCATTTCGGCAAGATTCACACATGTTCATCTACTTCTCCTTAGCCAGTCTCCGGCTTCGCTTGCCTCCATTGTCTTTGCCGTCATGCCACGCATCGGGGCAGTAACCGCAATACCATAATTTGCTATCGACAACGCATTCCGCCTCTTTGCCGCGTTTAAAGTTCTTAGGCAACTTGACAGCAGCATCCCAAGCACTAAGCAGGCTTTTGGAGCCTCTATACTCGCTTCCGCAAGTGGGGCAACTCATAGCATCCTCTCGTCTTTAAACCAGCAAAATCTTTCGCGAGGCCAGTGGATATACTTGTGCTCCCCTGTAACGTGGTTGACGTATTGAGCTATAACCAGAACGGTGTTATTAGCTGTCCAAAAGAAGTGCTTAACCTTCTCGAAAATAACCTGCACTGTGGAATCATCTCGATATAAGGTCAGCTTACGCATGGACGAAAGAGCTTTTAAGTCTTGCTGCAATATTTCTCGCGTAACTTGTTTCATATCTGCGCTTTCTCCTTAGCCAGTTCACGGATTGCGGCGGCGATCTCAAAAGATGTTTCCAGGGCAATGCCTGTAATTTCTGCTAGCTCGGCGCACTTCTCGAACGTTTCCTGCTGGATGATGGAGGCGAACGCCGCGAGATCGTCAACCATGCTTTCCTGTTTCGATTCAGCAGCGAAATTTACAGCCCGCTGCATTAACCCCTCATTTACTGGCTGGGTCATTTTGTCAGTCTCTGGCTTCACTGTGAATCTCCTTTCCAATTTATTCCCGAATGTTTTCGTTAAGCTCGATAAGCTGCGCGAGAATCTCTCGCAGAAACCAAAGCTCAGAGCCTTCTTGAATATCTTCGCGGTGATAGGTTCTTCCGCCATTGTTCGTTATTGCGTAGGCTCTCATTTTGCGAACTTCATCCGCTGTTAAATTAGCCATTCGTTTCTCCCTTCTGGGGTGCCGCTGCATTGCGTCTATTCCATCTAGCTATGGCCGTTTCTGGGCTGTAGTTAGCGATCTGCTGAATCTCACAATTGCCACACGACACAAAGAAATCGTCAGCATCAACCAAGTTATCCAGCTTCACATTGGTGCTGCCACAGAATGGACACGGCAAAAGCTGTTGAGATAATTTCTCTTTGGAATGCGGTCCACAGATGTAGCCCACAGAGTCGTCGCAGCTACAATCAATGTTTAACTTTTTAGCCATCACTCTCCGTCCTTCTGGGGTGCGGTGCTCAGGGCCGCCTCTGCGACTTCTTGCGCTTTCCGAAAGCATTCCGCCTCGCCCCACTCATTAAATCCACTGTACGTATCTGACGGATCTAATTGCTTGATCTTCTCCAGTGCCGCTCTCAGCTTCGCGTTCTGCTCTACTAGGGAGGCGTAAGAGTTGCGTCCGGTTAACCGTTTATCGTCAAGATCAAAGGCTGAGCAGCAGTTATCGCTATCGCTGCAAGCCAACATCAACACCAGCTCGCTCCCGCATTCGGGGCAAACGTCCTGTCCTGTCTGCTTTGCGTCACTCGCTTTTTCCTCGTTTCGGGGCTTCCCTGTGCTCACGGTTAGCTCCTTAAACTTCTTCAATGTCAATATCCCACGTGGCCTTAAGTAGCTTTTTCTTCAATCGGTAAACATCAGTTTTCATGCCCTTACAATCGACTGTGTGTACCTGCAGGTCGGAATGATCCAGATACTGAAAGTCAGCTATGTATTTGCAGATCAATTGTCCATTTACCTCAATCCTGAATACTGGCTGGAGCTGCAATGCGCTGATCTTTTTGGACTTCTCCAGCAGCTTCAATGTGCCGTAATGACGCGCTTCTTTTTTGCTATCGAAGACAATTCCATCGGCGGTTCGTTCTGCCTTGCCAATATCATCAGTCCGCACCCTAAACTTGTTCCGCACAATTCCTGATTTTTTGGGCATCCTATATGGCATATCCACCCCACTTGCTGCGCTGAGAGAGTTCAGGCATTCGCGGCCTCACCTTCGTCTAAGTCGTATTCACTCAAGTGAACCCATGTGTCGTCTGCTATATCTCTTCCCATTGGTTCATACGGGCAAGGACTTAAACAGAAAGAGCATCTGAGACCGTGATCTCCTGAGGTATCGGATATGTCCAACGTAATCTCACCTTCGCCAGTAGTAGCAGCAATTCTTGCCTCACAGCACTTAGACCACTCTGGCAAATGCTCCTCAGCTTTAGGCCGCGCCTTAACCAACTTATGTTGCTTCACTTTTCCCCCAATTGCTTGACGCCATCAGCACCAATCCGCTTCTATGCCGCCAAAAATTACCTTCCTTGCTCGCTACGAAGTACCAGCCTGAGCCGTATATGCTGTCGTCCTTGAGCGTTATCGGCTTCAGCTTTTCACCCTGTGCGCTGATCTTGTCGAGTTCCTTCTGGATCGGACTCATGCTTGGGCCGCCATTGCTTTGCCGTCGCGTGAAACTGCAATTCCGTGATCAAGTTCGCGCCAAACCATTGTTTTTGCTTCATAGGTAACAGCGATTTCAAACGATGGGCCGTTTCTGTTTTTCCCGATAATCATGGCGTCGTTTCCGGTGTAGCGCATTTTGCCTTCAAAATCCTCCTGCTCACGCCAGAGCAATGCGACGACATGAGCGTCCTGCTCGATATTTCCGGACTCTTTCAGGTCGTGCATGGTAGGCTTCCGCAAGTTGGAATTCTTGGAAGTCTTTTCCAGACGTGCGAGCTGCGAGAGGCTGAGCAATGGAATATTCCCCGACTTCGCCAACTCGCGTGTGCACTCCGAGGCATTGTTAACCTGTTCGCGCAGATTGCTTCCAGGCGCTCTGAGTTTCTGCAGGTAGTCAGAGACGATTAGCTTTACCCCGCGAGCGGCCAGCATTCGCCCTCTTGCATACATCTCGCGGATTGATAGACCTGCAGTGTCGTCAATCCATAGCGGCCATTTTTTTATTTCCTGCAACGCTTCCAGAATGCGCGTGAATTCGTCATTGTTGAGGTTTCCGGGATTTCTCACCTTCCAGTGATTGATTCCCGTCATGGAAGCCGCCAAACGCAGCAGGAGTGATGGCGTGTCCATTTCCATTGAGAACCAACCCACAGGGTTATCTTCGAGGCAGTTTGTCTGTGTGACGTTCAAGGCGAAAGCTGTTTTGCCCGTTCCGGTGTCACCTGCTACCACGATGAGTTCTTTTTTGGCCAGACCGCCAAGGGCATAATCCAGCCGCCCGATTCCAGTGGGCAGCCCGATTGTTTTTGTTCCGGCATGGAAGTGCTCAGAAAGGCCATGGCAAACTTCATCCACTGAACTGGAAACAGGCTTGCATCTGTCTTTCTGGGCGCGTTCTGTTATCCGGTTCAGGCTGTCAGTAAGATCGCCGATGATTTCCGCCGGCGTTTCGCGTTCGTAGGCCCTGGAAATCGCCGCTTGTGTGGCGTGGATAATCTTCCGCTGGTCGGCATTCTTCAGGACGATCTCGACGTATGGATCAATGTTTTTTAGCGGCCATCCCTGCGCGGGGCTAACCATGTCCGTGATGTATCCAAGTCCACCCATGGCATCCATGCCGTCTTTGCCGACATGATCCCAGAGAACCTGATACTCAATCGGCTTTCCCGCTTCGTGAATTTCCAGCATGTATGTGAACAGCTTGCGGTGAGAATCAAGGCCAAAATCTTCAGCCTTCAGGCGTGATGCAGCCTGCAGAAAACATTCGTTTGGCTTCCGCTGGTCAAGAAAGATCGCTGAGAATATCTGGCGTTCTGTGTCCTGGCTAACGGGTAGCCCTTTATCGAGAATGTGATCTTGGTTCATTGGCCTAGCTGCCTTTTCATTTCCTCGTCCGCGTCCGCATTGCTGACTGGCTTTGAGGGTTTGGGTTTTTCAATCACTTTCGGTTTCCAGTACTGATCCAGTGGTGTCCTTACGAATTTAGGCAGCTTGTGAAGCCACTCTGAGGGGCGAGTGCCGCTCGAAATGCAATCACTTTTAGCGAGGTTTGAGAGGCAATTAAAAAACTCTGCGTCTGCAACTCCTGGCCATGCCTTGAGCAATTCAGAAAGCTGTCTTCCCTCTGCGCCGTTCCAAGGGCAGTCAGTTCCGGCCCATTCGCGGTACCAGTTTTGAATTGCTTCCTGATAGCGGGAGTGGCGGGTCTGGCATTGCGCTTTTGCGGTTTGGGAATTGTTCACTTCGGCTCCGCGAGCTTTGCGAGCGGAAGGTTTTTCTTTCCCTTCCTTTCCCTTCCTTTCCCCTTGGCCATCTCTACTTTCCGTGGGGCTCGCGTTATCGTTACGTGGCTCACGCGTGCTCGACGCGTCAACTGGTTGAAGAAAAAAGGTTTCCTTAGGGTCAGGTAAAATGCTCTTACTCTCTCTGTTATTTATTACTTGATGTGTGTGCCAAGTCGGGATAAACCCATAATCAGTCGAATCTACCCTGTACTTTTTAATGAAACCATGCGCAAACAACGCGTCGAGCACGCGTGAGAAATCAACCTCATCATGCGGAATAATGTCGGATTTGAGTTGGCGGGGCTTCCATTTGAACCTGCCTTCACGATCACAGCAAGTCCATAGTCCGGCGAACGAAATCCTTATCGGCAATCCAGATGATTTCTCCAAGTCGAATAAATCCTCATGCTTAAAGAATTGCGGTTTTATAGTCCTGATTCGTGGCATCTATCTAACACCATGGCGCTTAGGTTGCTTACCCGTGGCCTTGCTCCGGTTGCAACGCCTGCAAGCTAAAACTATGTTTTCCGGGAGAGACGATCCTCCATTAAATTCACAGCTGTAATGGTCTAATTCCAATCCCTGAAAATGAACCCACCTAGCTGGTTCGCCAGAGCGCTTACGGGTCCAATTAATAGTTCCAGTCTTAGGACAATAATGGCACTTTGCCTCCGTTCTACCTCCGGGCAAGCATCCGTATCTAATTGCCACGGCAATGCGTGTCGCCTGTGGTATGGGTCTCTTTTTATAAATTCGTGGCATGAGGTACTTCGTCTCCGCCTGATTCGATTGAGTTTTCCACTGCCATAAAAAGCCGTTCTTTCGCCAGTTCCATCTGGGCTAATATCAGGCACAGATCAGCATCGTCCTGGTGCTCATCCATGTAGAGCACGGCGTTCAATAATGCCGACCTGATACCTGAAAGTTTCACTACTGCTTCTTTCTCCATTCTGCTTTTGGGCAGGCTTTAGGGTTGTGCCTCTTGTCGTGGCAATCTTTGCAGCTTGCTATTGAGCACTTCGGGTCAAGGCAATCGCATTTATTGGCTGCATGACGTGCGTGGCTCCATTCGGTTGCACGGTTATTGCAGCGGCCATACTCAATTTCACCGTTAAACCAGAACCTTCTGTATGGAACTAAGTCCTCACATTTTCCGCCTGCACGGGCAAAAATCTCTTCCCTCCGCTTCGCTCTGGCTGCTCCGTATAGCCTGATGCGCTTATGCTCAAGCCCTGAGCGTTCAGAATGCACGGCGCGAGGCTTACTCCGTTTCTTGCGTGGAGGCTTGCTACGGGGCAACGTATTAAGTTTCAGGAAGGTCACGCTGCAACCTCTTGGCATCTGTTTTCAATCCTGTGAGCTGCGTAATCCTCAGGGCAAAACCATTTGTCACATCTCACGCAGACAATGGCGTGATCTAATTCCACTGTGCCGCAAACCCAAGCCGTACACGTTGTGCATTGAACCTTGGCCAGTTGAAGGCATTTCTTGAAGGTCGAAGGCTCACCATCATCCCCTGGAATTTCAACTTTCATTTCACAGGGATGGTCCACGGCGTTTATTCCCGGCTGCTCGATTTGTTCTGTTTCGGCGATCATGGGTTCTCCTAGAACGCAACAGCATCCTCTTCTGTAATCTCCAGACCTTGCTGCACAAGGCTCTCTTTTAGCTTCCGTTCGAGCAGGGTTTCGGGGGATTCTTTGCCGTTTGTAACGTCCTCTTTGGCCATGTCCACCAATGCGATCAGGTCTTTGTCTTCCTTGACCGGCTCTGCCTTGATGCGCTTTTCAAACTGCATAAGCACCATCACGCAATATTGGAGCTGGGCTGCGTCAAACCCTTCAAACTTTGTCTTTGAGCGGACAGAAGTAACGGCCTCAGTAACAACCATGCGCTGATGCTTGCCTTCGTCTGTGCGCGTCGAAAACAGCAGATCCATGGTGGCGTACCACTCTTCCAGAAGGGATTGCTTAACTTTTTGCTTCTGGTGGAATTGGCTGTCACCGTTTGGGACGATTGAGGCGCTGTTGGATTTCGGCAGGTTTGTTCCTGCGATGCTTTCCAGTGCTTCGATATGAGGTAGGAAGGCATTGAGAACTTGCCGATAGTCACCGGATTTGTACTGCGATAGGTCGGAGAATGTGAACTCCTTGCCATTCAAGGCCCGGACGCGATCTTTCAGCACAAAGCAGACATACTCCAGACCGCCCAGCTTGCCGCCTTTCAGCTTTTTGCGCTGATGGTTCATTTCACAGGTAAGGTGAGGCTCATAGCCGAAAGATTCTCCGCCGCCGGCCTTCATCTTCGTGTCGCCCTTGACCAGCTCTTTCTTGCCGTCTTCCTGCTCTTCATAGAAGTACTCAAAGCCCAAGCGTCCATTAGCAATGGCATGGAGCGGAGCATTCAGGAAGTCAATCGTCCAGTCGTTCCAAAGAGGCTTGATCTGGTTGAATTTGTGAAAGGGAACGCGGCCCGTTGAATCGGCAAACCGCTCAAGTAATTCGCTCCATGTGTGAGTTATTGAGTCAACCACGAAACCGCAGCATCCTCGCTTAACTGCGGTCACAATGGCGTCATGCATTCCCTTGAAGTGGCGTCCGTTCTCGATGATGAGTTCTACACCTTCCGCCTGATAGAGAGGCTTCAGGAACTGCCATCCAGGTTCGGTATCGAATACCATTACAGGCGCTTTGTTGTGGCGCTTTACGCTCAATCCAAGCTGCAATAATCCTGCAGTGGTTGATTTACCTGTACCTGCGCTGCCCTGAAAACCTGCCTTCAGGAAACAGCCTAATTTGTCAATCTGGGTTGCCATAAACTTCACATTCCTTTCTGTTCGGGGCCGCGCTCCGTTATTTGCAGTACATGCGCTTGAGATCAACTAATGCCTGCAATATTTGCTCAATGTCTTTCTTGGTTATTCCTGTGGCATCTTTCACCAGCGTTACGATTGCGTTGCGGTTTAATCCCGATGCAGACAACTTCCGCATCGCCGCGCTCACGTTCACGATTGCGTCTGCCAAAATTTCTTTCTCTATCGGCTTCTCGCCATCCTTCTGAATAACTTTTAGTGGCATTTCCTCTCCCTTCACTCTCTGTTACCGCATCCGATCCGCACGTACTGCAACGGCTACCAAAATTTCTTGATGAAATGCCATGCGATCCAGCATATTCCGCCGAAAAAGCCGACATACAGAGCGGCAAAAAACAGCCAGACTAGAACTGCAAAAATCTTGAATCCAGTTCCATTGCCTATTAACGTAACCATATTCACTTTCCTCCACTGATCTGCATGTACTCGCTGAGTTTCTTTACTGCGCATTCCTGACCACATAGACTCGCAACTTCTTCGTTTGAAGCAAGGGACTCCTGCCATTGCGAAACCATGTATCCGCATCCATTTGAGGCATAGCCAATCCACCAATGATTGACAGAGCCTTTTTGCTTGCCGCAAACGTCACACGTAAATTGTTTTACCCATGCCATCAATAAATCCTCATCGGCCCAAAACCCTTGCCAGCCAAACCAGCAAGTGCGCAAATCCCACGCCGGCGGCAACGGCCAAACAGAACAACACGCCACCTGCCAAAAAGGGCATCAGCTTAGGCTCTGGCTGCTCGCGTCTTTCATCCGGATCAGGCAGAATCTTGTAAACGGTTTGCCCTTCTCGCAGGCTTACGCCAGCAATGCGGTTTACTTCTTTGTGCGCGGTAGTAAGTGGGCGTCATGGCTACTCCGCGCCTTTGGTTTTTATGAAGTGCTCGATACGGGCAACGGCAACCTTGGCTCTGGCCGCAGGAGTTTTGCCGCGCCGAAATCTATTGCGGAATTTTTCTGGCCAGTCAATAACGCGGAATAGTCTCTCGGCTTGAGGAACAGAAATGTCAAAAAGTTCCGCGCCAGAAATAAAAGCTCCCTCAGTACGAAACTCTTTATTGACAAGTATGTGACCCCAGCCATTAATGCAGGCGGCAGTTCCGCACTTCGGGAAATCCCATATTTCCTTTCCGTCCACATTTTCCATCTCTACGATTTTGGAATCGCCGTGCTTGCGTAAAATCCACGCTCCCATTACAAAGCGTTTCGGTTCTTCGGCAATGTGCTTTGCAACTTTTCTGAGCAATCGTGTGTTCATGCAAATCTCCTGTCTTCCGCAGGATCGCGGTAGCCGCCTAAATCTTCTGGAATCTCTTCTTGCTCATCGCCAGGAACAGATTCGGGGGCAGAGGTTTCTTCGGCAGGTTCGATTGAGCGGACGTAATCAACGAGCTGCTCGTAAGTCCATTGCTCACGCTCCATTACGTGCGTGTCGAAAATATGATTTCTTCCAAGTAACATCCCGACGCTTAAACGCATGACATTTTTCCTTTCGCCGATCTAATGAAATTTGCATCTGCCATGACTGCGCTTATGCGCTCGTATAGCGTGTAACCTGATACGCGATGGCAGGAAACTTTTAGGGAGTCAGCAGACGGAGCAGCGTTTAAACAGCCGAGAGCATCAGTACGCGGGCGCTCAGATACGGTTTCAAAGCCGATACCCTCTACGCTTGCGCTTGGTGATGGCAACTGCCCTTCAGTGTGGACGCTACCGACTCCCTCATTGCCAACCGTGATGGACTCTTTAAGCCCGTTATTCGGGCGTCCCGGGCTAGCAACGTCAAACTCTTCTGCTGCCTCCATCATTTTCAGGATGAAGGTCTTTAAATACCGTTCTTCCATGTCCGCGACTGAAGGGCCATAAATCAGCGCCCAGCGCTCCGGTGAAATATCGGGCGACATCATCCGGTTGTGCACATAGGAGCGGAATACAAGTTCGTCTATTACGGCTTTCATAATTCCTCCACAAAAGCAATGGCATCGGTTATGCGCTGATTGAATGCTTCGTACTCCGCAAGAAGCTGCCTACGAGTTTTTCCCGATTGCCCATACATGGAGTCCATCTCTTCATCGGAAAGGAACTTGAAGTTCGCTTTGGCCCTGTAAAGATCGTCGCCACGATAGGCCGATAAAGCGTCAAGAATCGTTCTCTTGATAGCCATATTTTTCATTACTTGCTCCAGTCCAAAAACTTGATAATTGCCAGCAAAACCACAGGCAGAGTTAAAACTGCGCCCCACGTAACCAAACGCAGGCGGGAAAGTAGAGGCTTACTTTTACGCAAGCCCCTGAGTGGAGCGACTTCGTTATCGAGCCAAATCAGCGACATAGCGCCCCCGGCACATGCTGGGCTGCCGCGGCTTTAGCTTTTCCATTGCTAACCGCGGGAACGTGATCAGACACGCACGATCCTGCCCCATGCTCGATAAGGAATTGATTTACGACTTCCGCGGCTTGGGCCGCATCGTCATACGTGCCTAGATAGTGGTATTTGTTATTCAGGCGGACGCGAGTCCAGAAATTGCCCAGCCCACGCTTTGAGTGGTACACGCCGCGGTATCCTGTGCGCCCATGTCCCCCATAAATCCGGTTGAGGACATTTAGGCCCTGGGAGCACTTGCGGGTTTGGGATTTCCGGTTGTCCAGAGTCCGGTGAAAGATGTGATCAACGTATTCACCCTTTTGTGCGCCATGGACGAACCGGTGGAGGTAGAGGTTCCCGCGGATGCCAGTGTTCGTATAGCAGTAAAAACCAGCAGGGAAGAGAGAGACACGCCAGAAGCCGCGGCCAATCACCCTGCCTAAATCTTCAAGGTCGATTGTTACGGCAAACTGTTTTCCGTTGGAGGAAGGGCAGACGAGAACTGCAATATTCTGCCCAAGCATCACTTGATTGCGCTTTGGCAGTGCGTTCTGTTTTTCTGAAGTCACGTAAGTCCTTCTTTGGTGAAAGACTTACGTGTGATTGGTGGGCGATGACGGACTCGAACCGCCGACTTCCTGCTTGTAA